CCGGCCAGCTTGGCTTCGTCTGGGACATCTACCTCGACTGGGGCATCAATGTCATGGACTTCCGTGGTGCTATCAAGAACCCCGGCGTTCAGGTCACCAACCCCCTGGATAAATAAGGAAGGAGACAAAAGTCATGAGCAAGGCTGAATACTGGCAGAGAGGCGAGGCACTGGACTACACCAACACCACTGATGCCGTAATCCCTGCCAACACCATCGTGAAGATCGGCTCCCGCATCGGCGTGACCGGCACCGACATCGCCCCCGGTGAGATCGGTACCATCCATGTCGGTGGCGTTTGGGAGATCGGCAAGACTGGCAACGCTGAGATCGCCATGGGGCAGACCGTCTACTTTGACGGAACCGGCATCACTGATACAGCCGGTGACAATACGGAGGCTGGCTATGCCGCCGCCAATGCTGCCGCTGGTGACACCGTCATTCTGGTGAAACTCCGTGGCTAATCTGGTGGCCAAGGCCTACATCCAGGACAACTACCACCGATACGCCCCCGGAGATCTTCTCCCTTCGGAATCGCCCATGGCTGAAGCCTGGGTGGAAAGCGGAACCGCCGTGTGGCGGGATGAACCCCATCCCGCACGGCCTACCGCCAAGAGAGCAACAGCAGAACCCGGTCTTCCGGGTCTCGCTGCTGGCGGGGAGATGACCGGGGATGATCTGGTCGGCAAAGTCCCGGTGACCCATGAAAGGAAGAAGCGCCGATGAATACCCCGACCTTCAAAGAGATCATGCAGAGGGATGTAAATCAAACATTCTTCAACGCTGCTGAGTTCGCTGACACCCACACCGTGGACGGCAAGTCCATGGTGGCCATGATTGATGACATAGAAAACATCGAAAGAGAAAAGAAGATGAAGTCCCACATGGACGGCATCTACGCTCGGCAGATATTGCTCTATGTTATGGCTTCGGAATTTGGTTCCCTACCGGCGCAGGGCAGACTGCTCAGGCTGGACGGAAAGCCTTATACCGTAGTTGATGCAACAGACGAGGCTGGCGTTTACACAATCACTCTGGAGGCGAATAAGAGCCGATGAGTAAAGGAATGAAGTCCTCCATCAGTAGTGGCATGATTACCTTTGAGTACGACCAAAGGCTTCTGAAAACCATTGAAGATGCCCTTGGAGATCTCCGTGGGGAGAGCAGCAAGGTGCTAAAAAATGCCGTGAACAGGACTGCGAAACAGGCTAAGGAGAAGCTGGCGGAACAGGCCAAGGAAACCTATGTGGTTAAGAAAACCCGCTTCACCAAAGCCATGGCTACCAAGAATGCTACCACTGCAAAGCCGGAGGCAACCATAAACATCACTGGTGCTCAGTTGGAGCTTAAGGACTTCAAGGTGTCCCCGGCTACCTACAAGCCTAAAAACCGCCCATCTGCAACAAAGGCGAAAGTATTACTCTCCAGCAGTATGAAACCGCTGGAAGCCGGATCAAAGGCATTCCTCGCCAAGTTTGCCAATGGTCATGTGTCCGTGGTTCAAAGAAAAACCCGGAAAAGATACCCCCTGAAGAAGCTGCTCTCAAACAGTATTCCTACAATGGTCGGCAGCCAGGAGAGGGTCTATGGGATTGTTGAGCCAGACATTTACGATGACTTGATGGCAAACATCAAGGCCGAAATAGGAAAGGTGCTGAGTAAGAGATGAACGCAAGAGAACTTCAACGTGCGGTGAAAGAAGATCTCCAGATCCTCTTTCAGAACATACGCTATCCCACCCCGGAGGGCGAAAGAGCCGCCGTCTCCGTTTTTGAACAGAACCTCCCTATGAGGCAGACAGAGGATGCCGATGATCCGTTCCCATACATCATAGTTCGGTTGGACAGTGGCGGCATTGTATCACAAACCGACCCCCACAAGGTGGCAGTAATACTCTTGGTTGGCGGATACGATGACAACCCGGAAAATCAGGGGCACAAAATCGTCCTGGAAATTCTGGAGAAGATCCAGCACCACTACGAGGAAACACCCCTGCTTTCCGGACAGTTCGTTTTCAAGGACCCATTCAACTGGGCGCTTCAGGATGAAGAAAGCTACCCTTACTTCTTCGGAGCCGCAAACCTCACCTTTGACCTTCCCGCCACTAGACGGAAATGGAGCGAACTCGTATGAGCAAGATCGTCTATGTCGGCCCCACCATCCCCGGCGTGGCCACCAGAAATACCACCTATAGCGAAATGCCCGAATCGCTGAAAGAAGCGGCGAAAGCCGCTCCATACCTGAAAAGCCTGTGCACCCCGGTGAGCAACCTTGCTGTGGCCATGGAGCAAATCAGAAAAAAAGAGGGCGCATTCTATACCCTGTACACAAAAGCGCTGAGATTCAGCGCAAATAAGAAAGGAGCGAAATAATCATGGCATACCAGCATGGAGTGCGTGTGAGCGAACAGGCCACAAGCGTGGTGGCACCCATTGAGGGTACCGCTGGCCTTCAGGTCGTATTCGGCACCGCTCCCATCAATCTCGCCGCAGATCCCTATGCCGTCACCAACACCCCGGTGATTGCCCACACCTGGGCAGAGGCCGTCTCCCAGCTTGGCTACTCTGATGACTTCGCCAAGTTCACCCTTTGCCAGTCCATGTACGCCAGCTTCAAACTGCTGGGCGTGGCTCCCGTTATCTTCGTCAATGTCCTGGACCCCAAGGTTCACAAGAAGGTCAACGAAGCCGAAACCGTGACCGTGGAAAATCTGAATTCCGTAGTCAAGACCACTGGAATCCTGCTGGACACCGTAAAGGTATCCATCCCGGATGGTGATGCCCTGACCCTGGACACAGACTACGTCCTGTCCTTTGGCGCAGACGGGTCTCTGGTCGTGACCTTGCTGGCCACCGGTGCCGCAGCTGCAGCAGAGAGCCTGACCGTGGAATCCACCTCCATCGACCCCACCGCTGTAACCGCCGATGATGTCATCGGGGCGTCTGCCGATGGCACCGAAAAGGGCTTGGAGGTCATCCGTCAGGTATACCCCAAGTTCGGAATGACACCCGGTCTGATTATCGCCCCCGGCTGGAGCCAGATCCCCGATGTTGGAATCGTCCTCGCCGCCAAGTGCGAGGAAATCAATGGCTACTTCTCCTGCGAGGGCTTCGTGGATATTGATTCCAGCGCAGATGGCTGCGTTTCCTACACGGATGTTAAGGCCGCAAAGGAAACGGCTGGCATTTCCAGCCCCCACATCATGGCACTGTGGCCGTGCCTTCAGGTTGGTTCCCTGACCTTCCACGCCTCTGCGATCTTTGCAGCACTGACTGCATACACAGATGCGACCAATGATGATGTACCCAACCTTTCTCCCTCCAATCGGCTGGTCGGTATCACCGGCACCGTTCTGGAGGATGGAACTGAGGTGTTCCTGGATCAGGTTCAGGCCAATGCCGTGAACGGTTGCGGTGTTTCCACCGCAATCAATGTGAATGGCTGGCGCACCTGGGGCAACAATACCGCTGCTTATCCCTCTACCACGGAACCCAAGGATCGCTGGTTCTGTTGCCGCCGCTTCTTCAGCTGGTGGGGCAATACCTTCATTCTGACTTACTTCCAGAAAGTGGACAACCCCACTAACGCCCGACTCATTGAATCCATTGTGGACAGTGAGAACATCCGGGGCAATGCCTATGTTGCCGCTGGCAAGTGCGCTGCCGCCCGGATTGAATATAACGAGGCGGAGAACCCCATCACGGATCTGCTGAATGGTAAGATCACCTTCCACCAGCATCTGGCTCCCTACGTTCCCACTGAGGATATCCACAACATCCTCGAATTCGATACCGACGCTCTTCAGAGCGCCCTGGCAGGAGGTAACTAAAGATGGCAGTTGCAGGAATCCCCGAAGTCATTCATGACTTCAACCTCTATCTGAGCGGCAATAAGCTGGTCGGTGTGACCGGCGAAGTTGCAATCCCTGATTTTGAGGCGCTCACCGAAACCATCAGCGGTGCTGGCATTTTGGGCGAGATCGAGACTGTCGTAGCTGGTCGCTTCGGCAGCATGGCTCAGGAAATTCCCTTCAGAGTGGCCAATGCGGATCTCTTCAAGATGGTAGATCCCACCACCCCTATGGAACTGACCCTGCGTGGCGCAATCCAGTACAACATCGTGGCGAATGGCGCAGTTGACTATGTCGGTATGCGGGTCGTATTCCGTGGCCGCACTAAGAAGCTGGCAATCGGCACCATCAAGCAGGGCGGCCCCATGGATAGTTCCATCGGTCTGGAACTGACCTACGTTCTGATTGAACTGGATGGCGAAACCAAAGTCGAACTGGATAAGATCAACGGTGTTTACAAGGTCAACGGTGTGGATCTTCTTGCCAAGGTTCACAAGCTTACCTAAAAAAGGAGGATAAAACGCTATGAGTAAGGATAATAAGACCCCGGCCACTGCCCCGGAGGCAGAAGCAGCAGTCGAGGAAAACTCCTATAAGATAACCTTCAGCAAGCCGTATCGCTTCGAGGGAAAGGATTATACGGAACTGGACCTCTCCGGCCTGGATAACCTGACCGCAGAGCATATGATCGCCGCAGACAAGTACATGACCCGTAATGGCAACTTCTCCGTGATGCCGGAGATGAATCTGGAGTATGCCTTGTACATCGCAAGCGCAGCTACAGACCTTCCCATCGAGTTCTTCAAGAGATTGCCCCCCAAGGACACCATTAAGGTCAAGAACCGGGTGACGAATTTTTTCTACGGCGAGGACTAAGACCAGACCTCGGCAAACAACTGCGTAAAGCCGCCATCAGTTTATCAATGACCCTGAGGACAGGCGTGGATTTCTTTCTGCGTCTGCCCCTCCAGGAGTTCGTTGAGATAGCGAAGGAGGCAGCAGAAATCATTGGCAAGCGCAAGTAAAGAATACCAGCTGGCGGTGAAAATCGCTGGCTCAGTATCCGGCTCTTTCAAAAATGCCATGGCCACCGCAGAGGGCAGAATCGACAGCTTCAGCAGTGCGGCAAGAAAAGCCGCTGGCTTAATTGCCGCAGCATGGGGCGCTCTCCAGATCGGAGAATTCATCACAGATTCTGTTCAGGCGGCGGTGGATTTTGAAAGTTGCATGGCCGACATCGCAAAGGTCGTAGACGGCCTTCGTGATGAAAATGGCAATTTGACCGATTCCTACTACGCCATGTCGGATTCGATCATCGATATGTCGAAGAATATCCCCATGGCGGCGGACGAACTCGCTGCCATTACGGCGGCAGCTGGTACCGCTGGCATCGCCATGGAGGAACTCGGCATATTCACAGAAACAGCAGCCAAGATGGGCGTGGCCTTCGACATCACCGCTGAACAGGCGGGTGACTGGATGGCCAAGTGGCGAACCTCTTTCAGCATGACCCAGGAAGAAGTAACAGCCCTGGCTGACCAAATCAACTACCTCTCCAACAAAAGCGCTGCCACAGCTTCGGAGATCTCTACCGTTGTCACAGCGGTAGGACCACTCGGAGATGTAGCGGGTATGACCGCCGCCCAAATTGCCGCCCTCGGTTCCACCATGGTAGGCGTAGGCGTTCAACAGGATGTAGCAGCTACAGGCATCAAGAAGCTGGCCACAGTCATGGTGGCCGGAGAATCTGCCACAAAAGCCCAGCAAGCCGTCCTGAAGCAACTCGGATTCGATGCCACGGAACTGGCCGTCCGGATGCAGACCGATGCAGAGGGTGCTATCCTCTCTTTCCTGGAAGCAGTCAAACGATTGCCGGAGGCAGAACAAGCCGCCGCTCTCAAAAACTACTTCGGACAGGAATCCATCGGAGCCATCGCCCCTCTTTTGACCAACCTCGATGTGTTGAGGCAGCGGTTTGAGATGGTCGGCGATGCCCAACAGTACGCCGGAAGCATGGAAGCTGAGTACGCTGCCAGAGCGGCTACAACTGCCAATAACATCCAGCTTTATGAGAACCGAATCGCAGCCCTCAAGATCCAACTCGGCACCTATCTACTGCCGATCCTGAATACCGTCCTCGGATATGCATCCGATGGGCTGGACTGGCTTGGAGAAAAGCTGGAGGGAACAGAGGGAAAGTTCTCCGGCCTTACCGAAAAGGTCAAGGTCATGGCCTCTGTTTTTGTCAATGAGGGAATCCCAAAAATCCGCTCCTTTGTTGATGGAGCCTTGGGGCTTTTCGAGAAAGTGAAACCCTCTCTCGAAACGATCATTACTAAGGCTGGCGAGATATTCTCCTTTGTCGCAACAACGGCAGGGGAAGCAATCGCCGGAGTGGCTGGCAAGATCCGGGAACACCAGGATATTGTGGACAAGTTCGCAGAGATAGCCAGCAGAGCCGGAGAAGCCATCATGAAAGGCTTCGAGGCCGCAAAGCCGGTTATTGAGTACATCGGAACAACTGCGATTCCTGCCATTGCCGATGCCATCCTGACGGTAATCGATGCCGTGGCCACCGTAGTTCTCAGTATTCGGGACTTCAAGACCGAACTCGCCGCAGCTGCGGCAGTTTATGCGGCATTTAAGGTGAGCCAGGGAATCCAGTCAATTGTTGGAGGTTTTCAGCAAGCGAAGCTTCAGCTTTACTTATTTACCCAGGACAGTAATAATGCCAACATCGCCCAGGCGGCGATGAATGGCACCCTGAAACTTGGAGAGGTTCTGGTGGCGCTGCTTACCGGCAAGGTCACTCTGCTTCAGTTGGCGCAGGCTGCGTGGGCAACCGTCACCGGCGTGTGCTCTAAGGCCTTTACCGCCCTTAATGCTGTACTGATTGCTAACCCAATCATTTTTGTTGTAACCGTAATAGCAGCCTTGATTGCAATTCTTGTAGTTCTTTACAAGAAATGCGACTGGTTCAGAAAAGGCGTTGACAAGATCTTCGCCGCCGTGAAAAAGGCGTTTGCATCTATCGGCCCCGCCGTCAAAAATATGGCAAATGGAGCCAAAAAGGCCCTCGCCGCCATGAAAGAGAACGTGTCTGAAAAATTCGAGGACATGAAAGAGGTCATGGGCAAGTGCATGAAAGCGGCCCAGGAGGTTGTCTCTGATAGGCTCAAGAATATGCGTGATGCCTACGAATCTAACGGTGGCGGAATGAAGGGCGCTGTTTCGGCAGCGATGGAAGCAATAAAAGGCTACTACACAGCAGGGTACAGCTTTATCGATAAGCTGACCAACGGCAAGCTGAGCGACATTGTCTCTTATTTCAGAGATAAGCTGACGGATGCCGCATCCGTGGTGCAGCAGAAATTAGAGGCCATCAAAAACTGGTTCTCCAGCAAACTCGATGCTGTAAAAACCACGGTTAACAATGCCATCACAGCTGTGAAGAACTTCTTCTCCAGCGGATTGCAGTCCGCATACAACACGGTTTCAAGCATCCTGAATAATATCAAGAACAAATTCTCTTCGATTATGGATTCTGCGAAAACCACGGTCAGCAACGCCGTCACGGCAATCAAGAATTTCTTCAACTTCAAGTGGAGCCTTCCTGCGCTCGGAACCAGCATACTGGAGACTGCGAAGAATACCGTCAGCAAAGCTGTCAGCTACATAAAGGGGTTGTTTAACTTCTCCTGGAGCCTACCCAAAATCAAAACACCACACTTTTATATCAGCGGATACACAAAGGTCCTGGGTGTAAGCATTCCCAGCATCGGCGTTAGCTGGTATAAAAACGGTGGTATTTTGGATGGTGCTCAGATCTTCGGTGCCGCTGGCGGAAATCTGCTTGGCGGTGGCGAAGCAGGGAAAGAAGCTGTCCTCCCGCTATCTCATCTGTGGAAACAGATGCGCTCCATCATGGGAGAACTTCTGACACCGAAGAATGCAGATACGATGGGCGGCGTTATCGATGCGGTCATGGAAAAGCTGAGTCTCGCACAGCACTCCGGAAGTGATACTCTCTCCAAGGTACTCGATACTCTGCTCGGAGAGCCTGGACCGGCACCGAAACCTGCGCTGGCTGGTGGCCCGAACCCCACTTACCAGATCATCCATTCTCCCACATACCAGTTCTACGGAGATGCCCCGTCTAAGGATGATCTCATGGAAGCATCCCGCATGAGCCAAGAGGAATTCAACGCCATGATGGATGAATACCTCAAGGATCATAAC